AGCGTTGCACCGTGTGTCGTGCCGATCAGCCACGCATCCGTGTCGAGGTTGTCACCTTGCACGACGGGGCGACCTCTTCCCGAAAGGGAAAGGGGAATGAATTTCAATTCCGCGTCGTCGGCCGTCGTAGCCGCTTTCGCTTCGGCGACAACAGACAATACGGGGATTTCTCCGATAGCGGCCGAAAGCGTCAACGTGTCGGTGTCTTTCGTTGAGGTGTCGATTTCCGTAATCTTCGACGCTTTGCCGCCCACGTTGAGGAGCAGCACGTCGTCGACCTTGAAGTGGTGGCCTTTCTTCACTTTCACCTTCGTCCCCGACGCTTCCACCTTTGCCGATACGACGGCCTGCTTCACGACGTGACAAATGCCGTTGTCGGGAGCGCTGAGGGGCGTGCCTTCAAAAAGGAAATCGCCGCCGAGTTCCGAGGTCTTGACCGATACGCCGCCCGAAATGTCGGCTACCTTGTGCTCAAAGACGCGAGGCACCGCCTGGTCTTTGCGCCGTTTTACTGTCATACCCATTTTGATTTCGTTTTTTCTGTGTTCTGTGAGGGTGTGTGTTTGTTAGAACGGCTGACCGTCTTTCGACGCTGTGCCGTCCCGATGCGTGATGGATTCCAGCTGCGCCTTGGAGAGTTCTTGAGCGTCCTTCTTTTCTCCGGCCAAAGGACGGGCAAAGACAAGTCCGCTTTGTTTGAGATTGTCGACGATCACCCCGACTTCGGTCTTCACGTCTTCAAGTGTCGTTTTGAACTCCTCGTCCGAAAGGCCGTCGAGTTTCATACGGGCGTAGGGCTTTTGCAGATGTTCGGGGAGCTGTTCGACGACGGCCGAGAGTTGTTGTTTTCGGTCGTTCGTGATGCGCTCCGAACTCATCGCCGAGAGTTGCTGTTGCAGTTTTGCATTCGTCTCGACGATTGCTTTCGCCCATTGCGGCATGTCTTCGGGGACTTTCACGTCGGGCGTGTCCGTTGGCTCGTTCGGGTCGGACGGCTCGATCGTCTTTCCGTCCTTCAATCCGTGTTTCCGCTCGTAGTTGGCCACGGCGGTCTTTTGAGCATCGGTCGCGCGGCGGTCGCCTTCGGCATCGATGATTTGCTGAATCGTAACCTCCTCCACAGCGGATTTTACTTCTTCGGCGGTGGTGGCAGTTTTGGCGATTTTCTTCGCCATTCTGTCGAGTACGGATTCGCTGATCCCCTCAAATCGGGTCTTCAACGCATCCAAAGCTATTTTGTGCATGCTATTTATAGTTTTTGTGTAGTGGCAAAGTTAGTATTTTCTTTTTGATTGGCATAGGCTTCGGCAAAACGCCGCAAATGTAACGTAATTGCACGTATTTGCACGCTTTCGGTGCGTTTCCCTCGTTTTGGAGCATTTTTAACGCTGTTAGATGATAAAATGCGGTCAGAAACGGCTATATTTGCGTACTAACATTTTTCGTATTATGATGAAAAAAGAAGAGCTAATCAAGCAATGTAGGTACTACAAAGGGGAAGAAGAGTTCCCAGACAACCTCGGAGACGAAGCTTTTGGGTTTTGGATTGGCGAAAAAGATTTCGTCGAGAATTACGGGCAAGATACGGAAGAACTCCTGCGTCTGATAGAAAATGTCGGGCTGATGAACTTCAAATCAGCATGGGAAAATAAGGCTTCAGATGAGCTTATCGCACATCTGTTCTGTTACCTTACGAAATCCCGAGATTGCGGCGACGAGTATGTCATTAAAGGGTTTATCAAGAGATCCCTTCCCCTTTATTTCGGTTCGACTTCTATATAAATATACCCACCACTTTCTCGCATACGAAGGAAACGATATCTGTTCCGTTGTGAGGAAAGCACTTCGTACTCACCCTTGAAGTGCGACAAGTAACGCAGACTTGTCGCATTTTTTTGTGTCTTCGCAACCAAAATGACCTTTTTGGTTTTAAGCTCGTACGGTGTAATCTCGTCGTGATACCCAACTCCGGCAAAGTACGTTGATGTTTCCTTATTCGTACTCCACGACGATGCGCCTAACATTCCTGCCCCTTCTTCACTTAATAGTTTGTCAATGAGGTCACCCAGCTGTTTCTTACTGAGACACATTCCGCGATAGGTGGTTCCGCCATCCCATTTCGGGCTTCTATCGATCCACTCTTCAAGATCTTCGGCTCGTTTCTTGATCTCTTCGTAAGAATGCCCGTGTCTTGAAACAAAAGTGTGGTCTAATAATCCGCTTTGGTATCTTCTAATCTCATAATCCCATTGATACGAGAAACCATAAGCAGCGTTGTAGTAGTCGTCTATCTTCTGCTTGTCGTAAACTCCCGTTAACTCACTTATCTTCGCTTTCTTAGATTCCTCTGTAGACGAATCCAAGTAGACATGTCCCTTCTGCGGTGTGTTGTTTACAGTCCACGTTCCCGACGAAGATTTAGAGGTTTGTTTCTTCTTCTCGAGTTCCGCGCGCTTCTTTTCCGCTATTTTGATCGCTTCCTTCGCCTTTGCGATGTCCCCCTTCTCTTGCGCCGCCTTTGCGTCTGCGATGGCCTGCTTGAAGATAGGGGACTTCGTTTTGAACGACGAAAGGTCATCGAGATGCACGCTCACCTTCTGCCATTCCACCTTTTCGAGCACACCCTCGTATTGGTTCTTGTATGCACTTTCGGCCACCTTCCATGTAGAATACTTCTTCTTGTCGGCCACCCATTGCGCTTCGAACTTCAACTTGTCGGCCTGCTTCTCCAGCGGCAAGCCCTCAAAGCCGGAGAGCTTCTTTTGCACCGCCGCGTGGGTGCTTTTCAGTTCCTCGAGAGTGAACTCCTTGTGCCACTTATGTGCATCGGGAATCAGGTCGGAGAGTTCGTCTTCGGCCTTCTTCATTTCCTCGATCGCGCTTTGCAACTTCGTCGTCTCCGCTTTGATCTTCGCGATTTGTCCCGATTCGACGGCCTGCGCCAAGCCCGACGCGTCGATTTCTCCGAAGTCGGCCGCCGTTTTGATCGTTTCGGCCGCCGCGCTCTTCACCTCCGCGTGTTCCTTCGCACGCGCCGCCCAGCGTTGGCGGATCGCGTCCTCCTCTTCTTTCGTACGCTTCGCATGGCGCTCCGCGGCAATTTCGAGGAGCGTCTTTTTCTTCGGCGCAAACGCACCGCCGATGAGCGCATCGTTGTCGCGAACGAAATACGGGAGCGTGCCGCGAGCTTTCGCCGCTTCGAGCCGCGGTTCGTTCTCCTTCGCCCACGCCTTGAACTCGTCGGGCAAATCGTCCACCGCGTTCTCGCTCCCCTCCGTGGGCTCTTCTCCTTGAAGAATGCGCTGCGTGTCCGCGTCGAACTCCTCCTCCGTCTTCAATATCGGCGTAGCGTAACAACGGCAATGCGGATGCCAGCCCGTGAACTTAAACGTCTTCGGATATTTCCCCTTCAGATCGTCGCAAATGTCGTGAAAGCGATGCGGCTTGCCGTCCGCCCCGAGGCACGTATGGTTCTCCGAAAGTTGGATCTCCACCCCGACGACGAAATCAAGATCTTGCATTCGCAGGTGGTCGGCCGTACGATAGGCGATGTTTACCTCCGTCGCCGTCAAACGCCGCGCGTTCTTATAGGCCGAACGATAGACACCGCGCCCGGGGTGATAGGCCGCCGCGCGTTGCGAAAGGTGCAGAATTCCGTGCTCGTCGCGCACACGACGAAACAACGTCGTCGGGTTCTGAAGATAGCGGCGGAGCGTGCGGCTCATCTCAACGGCCGAAATGCCGTCGCGCAAACCGAGATCCAGCCCCATTTCCATTTCCTCCTTAAACTGCTTCGATAAGTTCCACACCCGCTCCGAAAGATTGAGCCCACGTTCGCGGCGCGCGAGAAAGGCTTCGCACGCACCGGCATTCGTGGCGAAGTATCGGCGGTGCGTCGTGCCGTCGAGATGCTCCACCGCCGAGCCGAGAACTGAACGTGCGAGTGCATCGTTTTTCTCGTTCGCCAAATCCCACTCCAAGCGCACGCCGTCGAAGATCGTAGTCTCCACGGCATTGTTAAGTTCCGCCACCAGCTTGTTGGCGCGGTTACGCAGGTAGGGGTATTTGTCGAACGTGAAAACGTCGTCGGCCGAAAAGCCCTCGACGCTCTCCGACAAGTGCGCCACACGCGCGGCGGCTTCTTGAAAGAGTTTGTCGATACGCTTTTCCAACCGCAGGAGATTGCGGAGGTGCTTTTGCTCGTACGTTAGTTTCTTCGGCATGGTTTCTCGTTGTTAGAATCCCGATTCGGGGTGGAACACGTCGACGGCGTTCTCGTCGGCGATTTCCTTCATCGTTTGGTCTACGTCCTTACTGTGTCCGTAGAGTTCCACGCTCTCGCGCTGTGAGATGATCGCCTTGCCCCCGTTGGCGGCCACGAGGTTCTTGATCGTGTCGGCTTCGTCCGTGATGGCAAAGGGCGTGATGAGATGTTCGACGGCCAAAGCATCGACGGCCGACGCGTAGCCCGAACCGAGGATCACACGGGCAAAGGCCTTAATCACGTTCATTTCGCGGTCGAAGAACTCAAGCAAACGGCCGCTCTCGTCTTTCACCTTCAAATGCGCGTCGATGAACATTTGCTTGCGGCTCTCGCCCGAGATGGCCTGTTGGCTGATCTTCTCGTAGCTCCAATCGGGAAGTTGCAACTGGGTGAAGAAGAGCGATCGGAGTTGCTCGATGTAGAACTTGAGATTTTCGACCGGCTGCGTCCAGGTGATGTATTGCGCCGTGCTGTCCTTCGGAAATTGCAGCACACCGAGCGCGTCGCTGCTTGCCCCCCGACGGCCGTCCGCGTCTTTCCCGTAATCGATCATCTCGTCGGAGAACACCCCGAAGAGCGGTTTTGAATTCTTGCGCAGATAGTTACCGTTACGCGACAGCGCCCACTCGATTTCGTAGATCGTGTTTGACGTGTCCTCCCATATCGGCGAGGGGCGGTGCATATAGATGGCCGGTATCTTGCCGAGGGTGATGCGCTCGTCGCTCTCCACCGCCCATTCGCCCGACGAGTTGCTCCAGCGAATGTGTCGGTCAGCCGTGAACGTCTCGAAATACTGCACATTCTCGCGCCCTTTCCTTCGGGTGAAAGAAACGCTCATTGCCGCCATGTCGCCGTATTCGTTGAAGTAAGGGAAGAGCCGATCGCCCAGCGAGGGGGCGAAATTCTTTGCCCGCAGTTTGATCGGGCTTTTTACCCCGTAGGCCGTGTTGGGGTCTTCGATGGCATACCAAAGCGTGAGCACTTCACAGCAGGAGAAGAGAAGGTTACAGCGTTCGATGTTCAAAGAGTCGATGCGGTTGCGCTCGTATACCGATTCGATGAACGTCGCCACCTCCTTCTCCTTGTCGTTCGTCGGCTTGTACACACGTTTCACGGGAATGCCGCACACCAATTCGGCCATACGGCGAACGGCGAGCCGCTGGAAGTCGAGTGTAATGCGCGTAACGGGCTGCGCGCCGTGTTCCGTCATGATGTCGGGATAAAGCCTTTTGTCGGCCACGGGATGAAGGTTCGGGTCGTAGGCGCTGACCAGCCCGAGAGGGCCGCTCCATGGCGGAATGTTGAGCAGCTTTTCACTCAGAGCGGCGATTTTTTCGTCTTCTGTCATCGAAGATTCGAGGATTTCGCGAGTATCCATAGTTTCTGTGTTTGAAATCTTGGGGACTTTCGGACGAAACGCCTCAATTTTTGAGCGAAACGTCCCTTGTTTTTGATCAAAATGCGCGGCCGCGAGCGGAATCGAACCGCTTCGGGATGCGTCGCCCCTTCCGAGCGAATGCCGGTGCACGGCTTTCCGCGGCCTTTTGCCCACTCGCGTCTCCCGACGAAAGAGGGCTTCACAATATAAAACTATGCTGTTTTTAGAATACCATGCGCGCAATGCTCTCGCGGTCGATTGCGCGGCTTGAGTGCCCGAGGTGATGCCCGATGGCGTAGCACAACACGTCCACATATTCGTCGTGCGGCTTCGAGGGAAAACCGCAAACCTCCTCGATGAAGCCCTCCGTCCACACGCCGTCGACGAGAATAACGCGGCCGCACTCCACAATCGGCGAGACGGCGTTCAAGCGCGTTTCTTTGCTCTCCTTCGGCGTGGGCGTCTTCGTCACGTTCAAGCCTGTCACCTCGCGTAGCTGATCGATGACCGAAAGGCCGTTTGCCTTCGGCTCGATGCGAATTGTGCTTCGCGACGTGTAGCCGTGCGTCTCCACATAAGAGGGGATAAAGCGCAGGAGGTCGGGGAACTTCATGTGTACCTTTTGGCCGTGGGTGATGTAGAGGTCGTTGCCCACTTTGCAGGTGGCGATAATACCCGTCGGGTCGTTCGTCGTCTTGTCCGTGTAGGCCGTGTCGATAAAGAACACCGGGGCGGCTTTCTTCGCGATGCGCGCAAAATCGGCTTGCGAGATCGTGCCGAACCATTCGCGCTTGATGATGTTGCCGCCTTCGACCGAGGGGCGCTGCTGATAGAGCGCGGCGAAAGTGCGTGG